ATGCAAGCTCCACAACCTGCAATTACATCTCGTATTCCACACAATTTTTCTCAAAATGCTTCTGGAAAAACGATTGCTGAACAAAGTTATAAAGAGTTTATTTCTAATCCGAAATTAGCACAGGTTATTGAAATAACTTTAAATAACAACCGTGATTTACGTACTGCCACACTCAATATTGAACGTGTACAGCAAGAATACCAAATCACAAAAAATAGCCAGTTACCCACCATTGGTGTAATGGGAAGTGCAGCAAGACAAGTTGATCCGTCTATTAATCCTAATAACCCTGTTTCTACATTTCAGGTTGGTTTAGGAATGACCGCATATGAACTAGACTTTTGGGGACGTGTGCAAAATTTAAAAGATGCGGCATTAAATAATTATCTAGCAACACAAAGTGCTAAAGAAGCAGTTCAAATTAGTTTAATCAGCAATGTCACGCAAGCTTGGTTAAACTATGCTTTTGCTCAAGCTAATTTAAATCTTGCAGAGCAGACTCTAAAAACACAACTCGATTCTTATCATCTTAATAAAAAGCGTTTTGAAGTTGGTATTGATAGTGAAGTTCCGTTAAAACAGGCACAAATTTCGGTTGAAACTGCACGAAATGATGTTGCAACGTATAAGACCCAGATTCAACAGGCAAAAAATTTACTGGATTTGCTGGCAGGTCATCCTGTTCCGCAAAACTTACTTCCTGATCATTCAATTCAAAATATTACCTTTGAGAAAACCTTTGCAGCCGGTTTACCAAGTGATTTATTAAATCATCGTCCAGATCTTAAAGCTGCCGAATATGAGTTACGTGCTGCTGGAGCGAATATTGGTGCTGCCAAGGCACGCATGTTCCCGACCATAAGCCTGACGGGCTCGACGGGTTATGCATCGTCTGAACTGAAAGATTTATTTAAAACTGGCAATTTTGCATGGTCGATTGGATCTACTATTGATCTACCAATTTTTGATTGGGGAACACGAAAAGCTAATATTAAAATTGCAGAAACTGACCAGAAAATTGCATTGGCTAAATATGAAAAAGCTATTCAATCGGCATTCCGTGAAGTCAATGATGCTTTGGCTACGCATGCACATATCGGAGAAAGATTAGATGCACAACGTCGCTTAGTCTCTGCGACTGATGCAACCTATAAACTCTCCATGGCACGTTATAGAACAGGCGTTGATAGCTATTTTTCGGTTTTAGATGCGCAGCGTTCTGCCTATGCAGCACAACAAGGCTTACTTGCACTTGAACAGATGAAATTCAATAACCAAATCGAAATATATAAAGCTTTAGGAGGAGGAATATCTAAAAGCTAACTAGTTGTGGTCTAAAAAATAAGCTGATAGAGAGATTCCTGATCAGCTTATTTTTACTTTAGATGATTAAATGTTGCTATGACATCATATATTCAGCGCTTAAGTTCATATGAACTATTAGGTTAAATTTAAGCAATAGCTGTACACACGTACTATATCAGTTTTTCCAAGCGTGTAAAGAAGTTTTTGAAAATTTATTATTAAATTTCAATGTAGTAGAAAAAGTTAATATTTTAATCTTTAGCGTGGGCAGGCTAAAAATTTTGAGATTAAAAGGCGATTTAGAAAAAGAAATCTGTATAGCAGTCAGTAGCCATAATACGGCTCGTGAATTTAGAATTTAGTAAGGTAGCTCGGCTCACTAGGGTAAATATAAAAGTGTAATTACATTTTGTAGAAAGCTGCCAGAACTATTTTGGCTAAGATTAGAAATAGGGTTAGCCAGTTTAAGTCTTTAAGAGTGGCACGGCTTGGTAAGTTGCTTGAGCAGCAGATACCAAGCTAAAAATTTACTGTAGTAAAGAATAAACGGCGTAGCAGTAATGTAGAGTAGCCAGAGTCATATATATGCTAGGTTTTCAGATATTCTATTTAACATAATATACATTATACGAACAATCGTATTGTTTTAAAGTAAGCCTTTGATTTCAAAGGCTTTTTTAGTTTTAAATAGCTGGTTTGTTTGGCGGTGTTGGTAGCTGTACATCTACTACAACATATTTAACGCCTTTGCCTGATGTAACCATATCGAAAGTAATATCAGCTTCGATTGGAAAGTCTGATTGCTTAAACTTACGCAGTAACGCAATGTTTGAAGAATCCTGCCAGTTGAAAGTCTCACAACCATTACCAATAGCTGTACCTTGTGACAAATCCATTGGAACTTGGCAATAAAGCGCAACATGATCGTAATGACGACCTGAGCCGTCAGTCGGTTTAAAATCAACAGCTTTAGCGCCTAAAATTTTTACTTTAGATGTATGCATTACATTCTCCGAGCAGTTAGAAGCACATGATCAAGTCGCTTGGGATATGCAAGCGGATCAGAGCAACAAATTAAATTAATGAGTTCTTCAGGTTCGAATACGTCCTTAAAGACGTTGATATATTTGCCATACTGGTGCTTGAGATTATCAATAGCAGTCTGGAAATTGATTTGAGCTGTTTTACTAATAGTTTCAATGCGTTCAGGCTGTAAATGTTTAGCTAAATCACGGAAACATGGATAAGCAGCAATAAAAAATTCGCTAGGAGCAAGTAACATGTCAAACGGTAAGACACGATCAATTGCTTTAAATTCAACCTCAGCACGTTGCCAATTATCATCAGGATCACCTTCGGCACGACCTTTTTCGTACAATCTCAGATACTTACCAGAATCACGGCTACCGATACATAAAGTACGACCTTTACCATTTGGTCTGCGCCAATTGCCTTTATGTTCAATGTTTGGAGCACGGTTACCGAGCTGAAAACCCCCTAACCCATCTTGCATATTGCCCCAATCTACACTGACATGTTTACCTTCAAAATCATCGTGTGCAATGTCTACACGGGTTAATTTCGCTCTTTTCGCTTTGGTAACTAAGAAGTGATAAAGTCTTAATTCCCAACCGCTTTTAGCGAAATTACAACCACGGCCATTGATCATAATTAGAATCGTATTACGCTGACCACCAATACATAAAAAGCCAAAATCTTCGCCTAAAACATAACTTTCATCATAGAAATTAAGGCCTTTCTTACGACATAAAGTCGTTGTAAAGCCAAAGATATGCTCTAAGTCGGCTTCAAGAGCTTCTACAGCAGCAGTAATACGATGTGATTCAAGAATAAATTCGTCTTCTTGCCAGAATCTATCGCCAACAGTCTCGATACCAAATGTGAAATTGACCCAGTCAATCACAGCAATTTCATTGTCAGCAGGCATTCTGTACTCGATGTGCTTCACACCATCATTCGTCATGATCATGTGAGTCCGAGGAATGGTATATAGCGAATGCTCTTGGAACGGGAGATCGGCGTCTTGAGGTTGTGTATCAGATACCTTTACCCCCATCTTATTAATGGGGGTTACAACTGCCGCTTTTTTCATTCCCCCCGATAATACAGTGGGGATTGGTTGTTTTTTATACTTATCCATTAGCAAATCCCCATCGCTCTAAAATTGTCATTCTCTGCTTTGATAGCGTCACAGTAAGCTGCGACTTTAGGATTCTTATAGCCCCAAGCAAGCATGGTCGACTCAATGTAAAAAAGAACAAACTCAGTCTCGAAAGCTGGATTGCCCCCCACTATTAGCTCGACGCCACGGTCGTGGACGATCTTAGCTACGATCTCAAAAGCTTCTTCTTTACCCATTGCAACAGCATCACATGCAACTATTTGACAGAAATATAACAGAATTGCGCGCAACACTGCAACGTGTGACACAATAATATTGTTGCATTAAACATTGTTGGGACAATGAAATGAAAAAGTCAGACTTATCAAAAACATATAGAGTTCGTGGGGAATTCGTAGAATCGATCAAAGAGAAATCTTTAGATTTCATTATCGAAACGAAAGAAAGAATTGAGGAAGCGGATATTATTAATGCTTTGATTTATAAGCATTTAAGCTCGATAACAGCGAAAGATGTAACAAAATATATCGAAGAAGTAAAAAAAGCAGATTAGTAGTATTTGTTGATCCCGACTACTAACCTTTCCCCTGCTCTGGCGTTCGCATAATGCCGACTATGTAAAAAAACGCCGATTTGCTATGAAAGTATGGCAAATCGGCTATGTTACATAATCAGGCATCACATTATGCGAACTCTCAGTCCCCAAAAATTTCATTCATAAGTTTATGTGCCAAGAACCAATAAAGAGGATATGCAATCGCAAATCCCACAACGACTAACACATCGATAATTGTAATATTATTCAAAAAATCCATATTGCCCACCTAATCAACTTCTGTAAATGAATCTTGAGCAAATGTAGTAACTTGTTCAAGAATATCAAAAGCTTTATCAATATCTTGTTTTTCATCAAAGATATGGCATTTAACTAAAATATCAATTGCTCCTGAAAGTTCATTCATATGTTTGAGACATTCGAAAGGAGTCAAAGAAGAATCAATTACCTGCTGAGCTTTGTTTTCAAGATGCTCAAAAATCCGTTGTTTATTGTGAATCATATGCCCCTTAATGCTCAATTTTTAACTTAACAGACTTCGCTAGTTAAGCTAAAAATTCGAGCTCATAATCACTTATCAAAGACCATGTATTGCTAAAATAAGAACGATCTTGGATTCAACCAAATAAGCTAGCTAGGTCGCTCAGCGCTCCCATTTATTAAGACGCTAGACTATTTTGAATCCCATTTTTAGAAATATTTGTTGTTTTCAAAATAATGAATTTACAGGTCACTATCTTTTAAAAAAGCGGTACGAATGTAGTTGTACCAAATATAACCACAAAAAACAAAAACGTTTAACAAGATTAAAAATAACTCAATGTAATCAACTTTATGCATTTTTATTTCCCCCCAATTTGTTCCTTAATAATACAACAAAAATTTAGTTAATAATCAAAAAGAAAAAGAACTTTGTGCATTAGCCCCGTTCACACTAGAACGTTGTAAATTTTGCTGTACTTGGTTATTAGCCTGCACAGGCTCAACAACATTAGATACTTGAGTACTAGTATATTGCTGTGTAGTTTGTTGGTATTGGTTTTGAGCAAAATAATTAAATGGACGATCACCCTTAATAATCCGTTTGCAATCAGACGGATTAAGATCATGAACAATTGTACCTTGTTGAGTATAACCAACTAGTTTACCGTGACGATCTGTCATACAACCAGACAAAACAGGCTTAGCCGTAACTTGATAAGTAACCGTTTCTTGAATCTTATCGGCAGACTCAAAAGGCTTAGATGGATCATAGCTGACTTGCTGTGTCGTAGAGCCTACAGATTCGCCATTTTTGGTTAGTCGATTGAAATATTCTTTACACTCTGGCTTATCAACATTTACACCCTTACGGCAATCCTCATCACTCAGTTTGACCTGATTAGTAACATCTTTAACAGGATCAGCTTCTTTTTTAGGTGCATTCTTTTCAACAGCAGTTGTAAACTTCTTAGCATCCTCTTTTGTACCTTTCATAAGATACCAAGAAAGCCCCGCAATAATGGCCACAATAATAGCCATACCACCAATAAAGCCCATTAACTTAATGTTGCGATGATATGCTCGACCAGAGGAATTACCGTCCTTCGTAGACGTATACAGCTTGTAATACTTCTCCTCGATTGAGTATGTATATTCATCATAAGCCTGAACCTTAACAGACTTAGTAATCGAATTCTGAACCTTCGTAAAACAGTAAGCCTTTGAAGTTTTACTACCGTTAGCCTCACAGTAAATATACTGATTCACTAATTTACGTACATCCGCATTTAAGAGCGCAGGATCTGGCGAGGTCATCCAAATATCACAGTGGTTATGACGCACCATGGTTATATCAACAATCTCAGAATCTCGACGACTAGAAAAGTGTTTTGAAAACTTCTCATGTGTCTGTACTTCATCAATAATAATCAGACTGTAATGCTCACACTCACGCCAATCATCAGGCAAAGGTTGAATGTAATCACATAGCTCAGCATGCCCCCGAACATTAGAATAAATGTTTTTATAAATACCGCTTTTATAAGCAGCTACAGCATCTTTAACAGTAAGATAGGTTTTACCTGCGCCAAAGGCGCCACAGGTTAAACGAAGTGTTCCACCTGCTTGTTTTTGATCAAACATTATTGTTTCTTCCTAATCATTAATTTGCCTGAATTAAGTGTCAGCAGAAATAGAGCTACTGAAACAAAAGAGCTAATAAAATGGTCAATTCGACAAATGCCCATCATCTGTAAAAGCATTGAAGGAATAGAATTAAGATCACCAATCATTGAATTGAATGCAGCACGTACAGCAACCAAAATTCCGACATAACTAACAACTGATAAACCAGCGCCAGCAATAACCTTTTGTACTGAATTTTTAAGAAGCCATTCACCGAGAATTGCAAGAAACTTAAGCATTACCGTTCCTCAATCCAAGCATTAAAAAATACGGCTTACCAAATAACCTAAGCCCATGATTTTTTGATAAATCAACTAAAAAAAATTGCAAAGATTTAAGCATTTCCAT